CTTCTTACAAAGTTGATGTGCTGGGATAACACAGTCACAAGCTAGGCAATAAGGGCAATAGACCTCAAAATTGTAAAAGAGCAGCTTTTGACCCTAACAACCGAAGGGCCATCATGCCTCTACTTATGGAACTAAATCTTTCTCTGTAATATCGAACCACATTGCTGATTCAGAAACCAGACCAGTAAGTTCATCTGTTTTTGTTACCTCGCAGAACTCAAAAAGTTTTTTTGTTTCTGGTTCGTAAAAGATTTGACCCACATAAGGATCAACAGGAAAAGAAATTAATTTCATAGTTAGAAAGGAAGATCATCTGGTAGCTCAGGCTGGTTCGCTGG